AATTTCGGCGTTGGACTTGTTGATGGTTTCAATATCTTCGTCGCTGTAGTTTCCGTTGCCTTTGCTTTCATGGAAGGCAGCCAGCTTGTCGGTTTTTTCCAGCAGGCCTTTTTCCATTTCAACAATGCGTTGAGCTAACGACATGGTCGCGCCCTTTCTGTTTTGCATCTTGGGATCGGCATGCCCGCCGGTGAGCCCGCGCCGCAGCAAAGCGTTTCGTCTGCCATGCCCGGCAAAAACGAGTTGCTGCGTTTCGGGTGAAATCTTCAGTGACTTGGCCACAGCCAGTGCATTCGGATTTGCTGGCACACTGACCAGGCTGGTTTCGATCAATTCCTGCTTGGTGAATTTGTAGCCGCTGAACGGGTTTTTATGATCCAGCGCCGTTGACTCTTTTGGGTGGAAGCCGACCGACACCGCGCGCAAAATTCCCGCTTCGATCAGCCTTCTGATTTCATCAATGCGCTCGGAGGTGCCTGCTGGTGCCAGCTCGAGCTGGCCGCGCAGCTGCTTATTCTCAACACGCAGATTGCTCCACTTGCCTATCGGGAAATCACTGCGGTGGCCGAACAGTGCAATCGGGTTTTTCTTGAAGTTGTCCAGCTCCCAGCCATCCGCCATGATGATGTCATCCATGCGGTCAGGCGTCTCGTCGGACATGACAAATTCCATGCCCTCGACTTTTTGTGCATGCGTCTTGCGGATGATGTTGTCACCACCGCTGCGTTCTTCATCCCAGATTTCCTGACATTCATCCTGATCCAATTCCACAGTGCAGCGGTCCATGAAATCGGAATAATCCTCATCATCATCCGGTGGCGGCATTCTCTGGGTCATGGATTTGTTTCCTTCAACAGCAATTCCAAATGCCGGATAGCCAAACGCCCAGGATCACGGCACCGATCATCACCATGATCAGCACCAGCCATGAGCCGTTATTCATCGTTTGCGTGATGGAGCTGATGCGGTTGCAGCGCCCAGCGGTGTCTCGATGGCGATGGCGAATTTGCAAGCTTCGCGCTGCACCACCGGATGTTCGCGCGTCCCTGACCTGAATTTGATGAACGCGATGGAGCGCGTCCACAGGCCGTGAATGGCAATGCCACAGTCAGGCTGTGCGGTGATGGTGATTTCATCACCGTCACTGTCGTACAGGTCATTATAAAGATTGCCGTCCGTGGACACCTGGAATGTCAGGTTGGCCTCGGTAAATTCCTGCGGCACAGTGATCCTGACAATTTCACCAGCTGAGCAGTCAGCACCATCTGACAAACTTTCCCCAGCAGCGATGGTGGGTCCGTCAACGATTTCCAGTGACATTGCATGCTCCCTTTCAGACGATCATGGTTTCGATATCGACTTGGCGGATGCGATCGCGCGAACGCAGGCCCATCAGCATGGCCAGGGTCACGGCACCGTCGATGCGCATCCTGGATTTTTCTTTGTCGAGCTTTCTGTTGCCGACCGGGTCCATGACCGCAATGGCATTCGCCATGTTCCAGCTCAGGCAGGGATTGTTGGGATGGATCAGCTTGCGGTCTTTGATTGCGATTTCGAGCGCGTCGATGGCCGGAGCCATATCCTTAAAGCCTTGGCCCCAGGGCACCAATCTCAGCCCATCACCCTTGTCACCATCCTTGTGCGTGGCAAAGCCGATGCGGTCGAACTCTCTCAGCAAATCATCAATGCGCCACCGGTCATAAGCCAAGGCGCGCACGTTATAGAGCTGGCTCAGCTCAGCAATGCGGCTGGCAATGAGCTGCTTATCGACTGACTTGCCAGGTGTGGTTTCAATATGCCCGGCGTTTTTCCATTCCAGGTATCTGTAATTGCCTGAGCCAAAATCCCTGAAGCTTTGTTCGCCCAACGGGTCATCCGGCTTCCAGAAATACGGCTGGATGCGAGCCACATCATCAACTGAGCACATCAGCAGCGCGGTCAGGTCCAGCACATTGGACAGGTCCAGCGCCAGGTACACTTCCTCACCTGGTGTAAAGGTGACTGCGCCGGCGCAAGCCATCCATTCGGCACGGCTGATCAAGGTGGCTGCTGGTGACACTCTCTGATTAAGCAGCAGGTTCCTGACCTTCGGTTCCTCGGCAGGCATGCGCTTTGCCTTGTCGATGGACGCCACGAAATCATCGCGGTCTCTAAAAATTCCCAGGGCCGGGTTGGCTTTTTTCCATTGCTCCTGGTCATCCAGGTCGCAATCCTCATCGGCCGCGAACAGATGGCAGACGATGGTCGGATCCTCACCCAGGCCATCATCAATCAGCTGGCTCAGAACATGCTCAGGATCATTGCTCTGCGTTGAAATGACAATGAACAGCGGCTCGCGCGCAGCACCAAATGAGGTGTCCAGCACATCATAGAGGTCGCGGTTTTTGGCCTGGGCCAGCTCATCATAGATCACCAAGGTTGGCAGATAGCCGTGCTTGGTTCCGGCCTCGGCAGATATAGCGCGGTACATCGACCCCATGCTCCTAACCAGCATGGTCTTGGTGGAGGTGATGATTTCCACCTTGCGGTGCAGCTCGGGTTCGAGCTCAACAATCTGTTTGGCAAACTTGAAGATGATGCCAGCCTGGTCGCGATCATTGGCAGCGGAATAGATTTCACTGTTGTGCCTGGCTTCAGGGCCAACCAGGTGCGCCAAAGCCAGGCAGGCAATCAATGCGGTTTTGCCATTCTTGCGCGCCATCGACAGGATGGCTCGCCTCACCACACGTCTGCCATCCGGCAGCGCGGGTTCATAAATGTCGCGGATAAAATCTTTCTGCCACTTCTGCAGCTTGAACAGCTCACCCTGGCCGTTGCCGCTGGGCACGGTCAGACATTCGATGAAATCAATAACATCCTTGGCGCGCTGCCTGCTGTCCTTGGTGCGCTTAACCCGCGAGGATGAGGTTGCCAAACTTGCTTTCCGCCACTTCGCTGTTGCTGGTGGAAATGCGTGACCTGGCTGCAGGGGTGAAGCCAAATTCGCTTGCGAACCTCACCATGTCCTGGGCAGCCTGCCTGGCTGTCAGCAGCACAGGATTTTGCAAGGGTGTGCCATTGGCAGCTTTGATCATTAGGCCATGCATCTGCGGATCACGCGCCGATATTTCGGTGAAGGCTTCAACGGCCATGCGCCACACGGCATAGGCCTGGCAGTAAGCAGCCAGCGGCTTGGTATCAACACGGCTCAACAATTTGAGGCGGTGCAGCTCCTGCGCCACCTCAATCCATTCCTCTTTGGCATAGCCAACCAGGAAGGGCGGCGGCTCCAGTGTTTGCGCAATGGCAGGCTGTGGCTCATCCCTGGGCAATGTTTGATGGCCTGGGTTGCCGCGCAACAATCTCAGATGCGTCGGCACCCGACGCGGCCCGCGTTTGCCCATTGGTCAACTCACTGGTTGCAGCTTCACGGCAGAGTAGCGTTGCTGCTTGAGCTGCAAGCCATATTCATTGATGCCATCAGGCACAGCCACACCAGGTTTTTTGAGCAGCTTGTTATTGGCAAAAGGCCTGTAGTCAACAAAGTGGTGCCAGCGGCCAAATTTCCAGACCACCTTGGCCACATCAGGATGCATTTTCACCAGCAGCTGCGACTTCGGCAACGTGCCCTCTTTGACATAAAATTCATCGGTGTTGCCACCGGTCATCCTCTGTGTGCCGATCTTCTTTTGCAGGAAGGCATTGAATTGGATGGTGCACCAATGCTCTTTCAGCATGCGCAGTGAAAGGTCGGTGTCCTCGTTGTATCTGCCGCGCCATTCAAACGGCACATCGTTGCGGATCAGGCTGCAGCTGTAGATGCGGGAATTGAGAATGATGGGAAGGTGCTTTTTCTTGCGCGGTGTAAACAGCTCATAGGCAGGACCAGCCATGGCCACGTTTTTGTAACGCAGACAGAAATCTTCCATGCATCTGAAAATGGTGCCGTCGCCTGCGGCAGTCTTGTGGTTCTGGTTGAGCCTATAAAAGCCAGCAATGTTGTCATCCATGATCCAATGCCAGGCATGGCCCTGGCCAATGGCATGCGCCCAGGCAAAATTCCTGGCTGGTCCTGGTCCTTTGCCCAATCCCTGCTCATCACCAGCAGGGTCACAGGTTTGATATTTCTGCTGGTACTGCTCAGGCAGCACCAGCAGCCTGGCAGGATCAATCACAGCGGAATAGGCAGCCAGCTCCTGGTGCTCGACTATCACCAGGTAAGGAACACCCATTGCGTCGAGGTGCCTCATGGTGAGGCGGCTGGCTGCTCTACCCTTGGAGCAAATATAAACCGGAAATTGCGGGTTCATTCATTCCGCGGCGGATTGAAATTGCGTCTCAACATAACTTTCATCTTCGACTGGCGGACACCAAATAAATTTGGTCTTGTCGGTGAGCTGCTGGCCAACCTGCTGGCAAAATTGCTGCACAGCTTCAGCATCCTTGAAGTGAACAATCAAAGTGCGAAATGCATTTTTCGCGTTCTGCTGAAACTCAGGCATGCCCACCCATTCAGCCAGCGGGTTATTTTCCGGCAGGCCGAAGGCTTCAATTTCATTTTCAGAAAAGCCAGTGAGCAGACCATCGAACCCCAATTGCTTGAGGTCGGCAAATTCCAGCTGCAGCAATGATTGATCCCAGCTGGCATTTTCCTGCAGCTTGTTGTCAGCAATCAGATAGGCGCGCTTCTGTGCTTCTGACCAGCCGCGAGCGACCACAACCGGCACCTCAACTAGCTCCATCCTCTCAGCAGCCATCACCCTCCCATGGCCAGCAATGATAACCCCACGCTCATCCACCAGCACCGGGCTGGTCCATCCCCATTCACGGATCGAAGCCATGATTTGCTCAATCTGTGCATCCGAATGCAGACGAGCATTGCGGGCCGATGGCACAAGTGAAAGCGTTGCCATCCTTTCAACTTTGTCAGCAGGCCAAGGCTTCATGTAGGTTTGACCCCTCCCCAAAACCCTAGGGTTCTAATGCAAACGTTGGGGGCGCTCGGTAGTCCAGGCTCCCCTTTTAGATTTGCCATCCCCCCTGGCTGGCTAATGGATGGCACCCAGCCTGATGAAGCCTGGCGATGGCAGTCCGAACAGCATTGCTACGATCATGTAGAGCGCAATGAGTGCCACGATGACCATATACACACGCTGTATCTGTTGCGGAATGGCAAAGCCAAGCCATTCAGCAAACCAAACGATGATCAATCCAATCAGCACAAGGATTGCGATGTAGATTGCTATGTTGATGATGCCCAAAAGAATGCCTGACAGGCTCATGGCTCAACTCCTATTAGCTGGATGGCGTGGATCAGTAGGCCAACCGCTCGCATCAATGTCAGTGGTGTAGCCGCGCATTTCCTCAAAGCGTTTGTGATGGTTGTGGCATGGCACACACAATGACTGCAGCTTGCCGAACCAGA